CTAGACCTAAGAGGGATTATATTCCTAAGGGTAAAACTATGGCGCAAACTGCTGCTGAGCAGCGTGCAGCGCAAAGGCGTGCTAATCAGATTCTTCGTCGTACTGGTGATGCCCCTACGCCTCGCCCAAGGGGTTCGGCTGTAGAGCCATCTAATGTTCGTGGGTCTATTATTCAGCCCCCTCGTAAGGCTACTATGCGCCCTCCTAAGCCGTCTAAAGCGTCTTACGAGGCTGATGCACTTAAGGCTGAGATTCGTGCCGATATGAATAAGTTTGGGCGTGGACAGAAGCCGAAGGGTGGGAAGCGTAAGCCTCCTCCTCCTGCTGGTGGTGTGGCTGCTAAGAAGCCTAAGAGTCCTAAGAAGCCGTCGGGTGGTGCTGCTGCTCGTAAGGCTGAGTATGACGCTATTAAATCTGCCCTTTCTAAAGCCAAGGCTAGACAGAGGGTTGGTGTTAAATAGAACAAATTACTTATTAGTATGAGTAATTCTGGTTCTATTTCTTCGCACGCCCTTGTTGGTTCTATTCCTGCACATTCGTTGTATGGGGAACCTGTTTATGGTCAACGCCCTGCTGGTGAGGGTGAGAATTCTACTTTGGCTGCTGCTTCTGGTCCTTATTTGGGGCGTGGTAATAAGTGTTCGGCTAAAGAGGATACTTGTGAGGGTATGCGTGTAAAGGATGAGGTGTTGTGTATGGGGCATCTTCGTTCGTCTAAGAAAGTGGTGAAGGATGGCGTATAAGGCTATGACGGCAGCCGATATTCGGTCTGCCGTTCGTTCTATAACTGATTTGGATTCTACTGATTTGTCGGATTCTTTGTTGGATTTGTATATTCGTGATGGTTACTACCGTATTTTGGATACTGAGAAGCGTTGGTCGTTTTTAGAGTATTCGTTTGATTTCAGTACCCGTACTGGTGTTCGTGCGTATGAATTGTCCACGCTAACTGATGAACCTATGGGGCAAATTTCTAGCATTATAGATAATCGTGGTACTGGTTACCGTATGGATATGATTGGCTTTGATATGGCTGAGCAAACCTATACTGGTTCGTACGACACTAATGCTGACCCTTTGTTTTATGCTTTGTGGGGTGGGTCTATTCATTTGTATCCAAAGCCGAACAATGTTCGGACTTTGGTTGCTCGTGGTTATCGTGAACCGTTGGATTGGCAAACTGAAGGTGGCGATGTTGATGCTATTCCTAGTTTGCATTTCCCTCTTGTTTATTATGCGTGCAGTCGTGTGTATCAGCAACTTGAAGATACTGCTATGGCTCAAATGTATAAGGGTGCTTTTGATGAGGGTGTGGCTTTGGCTGTTAAGAATGCGACGACACCTAATAGTCATAACCTTATGCGTTTGAACGCTGGTCAAACCGAGAACCGACCTACCTATAATGGTTGGATTCGCTCTTTGGGTAGTAGCCGTTCTAATTGGGGTTTGTAAATGGCTCAGATTCAAATTTTTGAGCAGAAAGATTTTACTGGTGGGTTGAATTTGCGTTCGGACCAGTTTCAGTTGGCTAATAATGAGTCGCCTGAAATGTTGAATGTTGAAGTTGACCCTAGAGGTGGTGTTTTTAGTCGTGGTGGTATGACCCGTATTAACCCTACTAATGTGGCTGGTACTTGGGAACCAGATAAATTGCATTCTTTTTATAGTTCTACACATCATATTATGATGTCAAATAATCATAATGTGTTTAAATCTACTGGTGCTGATTTTACTCGTCTTGATGTTTCCAGTGGTGTTCCTATTGTTTCTACTTCTCCTCACGGTGTTTGTTTTGCTTCTTGGGGTAATAATCTTTATATGTCGCTTGGTTCTAGTTCTACTGCTGGTGCATACAAATGGGATGGTGTAGCCACTTATGCTACTAACTTAACTCGTTCTGGTACTGCTCCTAACGCTTGGCAGACACGCAGTAGTGCTTCTGCTGGTAAATTTCCACAGTGTGAACATATTGCTGTTCACGCCAATAAAATGTGGGCTGCTAACACTGTTGAGGGTGGAGTTAGTTACCCTAATCGGGTTCGTTTTTCTGATGAGTCGCTACCTGAAAACTGGGTTGAAGAGGACCATATTGATATTCAAGGTGGTGGACCTTCTATTATAGCAATTGTGTCTGTTAATGGTGTGCTGCTTGTTTTTAAACAATCAGCAATTTACGCTATTTATGGTTATGACTATAATGATTTTCGTGTAGTTGCATTGAGTGAACAACTTGGTTGTTCATCTCATCACGCTTTGGCTGCTTCGGATTCAGGTGTTTATTTTTTTAGTAGCAACCACGGTTTGTTTTACACTAACGGTAATAGTGTCGTGGACATTTTTCAACCGTTACGACCATTGTTTGATTTGGGTCGTATTAATACGGCTTCTGAAAATTCTATTAGTGTTTCGTGGATTGGTCGTCGTGTGTGGTTGTCTTTGCCTTATTCGGAAACAACACCTGTTGAATATCCTAGTGTGAACTTCGTGTTTGACCCTAGTATGAATTCGTACACTATGTTTAAAACAGCCGACAATAAGGGACTTATTGGTGGGTGTGATTTTACAACGGTAACTGGTTTGGATTTGCGTCTTGCAATTCATCCTAGTACGCCTGCTGTTATGCAGGTTGACCGTTATTCTGTTGATGCTGATTATATTAATGTTGATGGGTCTTTAACTGGTTTTGCTAGTTATTATCGTACTAAATGGTTTGATGCTGGTTCTTATATGCAGCGTAAAATGTTTAGACGACCAGAGTTGGTTTTGCGTGAAACAGATTCTCAACAGACACTAAATGTTAAGGTGTATCACGACTTTCAGGAGGCGTTGGGTTCCGAGAAGCGTGAGTTTAGTTTGACACAAACATCTACTGCTGAGGGTTTGGTGTGGAATGAAAATTGGGCTTTAGAACCTGCTGGTGGTACACCATATGGTGAATCTTGGTCTAACGAAACATTGGGTGGCAGTATTGCTACTGCATCTAATCTTGGTTTATGTAAAACAGTTCAACTTCGGTTTAGTGGTGAAGCCACAAAACCGTGGGGTATTAATAGCATTGGATACAAATGGAGTCCAAGAAGGGTTAAAGGATAATTATGGCTACTTTTTCATATACAAACTTGTTTACGGCTGGAACACCAGCCGTGGCAACACAGGTGAATACTAACTTTAATGATGTAAGAACATTTGCACAGGGTATTTCTACGGGGACAAACATTGATGCTTCGGCTATTAGTGAAGCAAAGATTGCTAATAATGCTGTGACATACAGTAAATTGGCTCCTTCTGCAACACAATTTTTGGCTCCTGTTGGTTCTATAACTATGTACACTGGCGTTACTGCACCAGCAGGATGGTTGTTATGTGATGGTGTTACTAGCACTGCTGGATATACGGTTCTTGCTTCTTTGGTTGGTGCCACTACACCTAACCTTCAAGGTAGGTTTCCTATTGGTGATAATGGTACTTTGGCTTTGAACGGTACTGGTGGTTCGCTGACTATTGGTACAAACAATCTTCCTTTGCACGCACACAACAACACGGCTACTTGGACACAGGGAGTAACCACTACAAGTGTTAGCCAAAATCCTCACTCTCACTCAGGAACGGCAAACACAAATGGAAGCCACCTTCACGACGACACGAGAGAGGGTACTACTGGTACTGCTGCTGTATCGCATAGTCATAACGAAGATGGAACTGCTGGAAGTATTGGGGCTGGTGGTGGAGATTTTGGTTCTGATGTTACAAACAATGCTGGTGACCACTCTCACTCGCTTTCCATTAGCAGTGAAAATGCTAACATTACAGGAGTCAGTGTCACAATGGCTGGTACCGTAACGATGTCTAATGGCAACAACACCACTACAGCATCTGATTATTATCCTCCATATTATGTAGTTAACTACATCATTAAGCACGACTAGGGAAAATTATGGCTTGGAATATTGCAAACCTTTCATTGTTGTCAAAAACAACCGATAACTCTGTGCTTGTCCAAGCATTACGGCAGTTATCGGTAGAACTTGAACGGTTACAAAACGAAATTGACAGTCTTAAAAGGAGTGTGCAGCAATGAGTGACACAGGTGCATTTTATGGTGACTTCGGTGTAGCCGAGGCTAGCGCACGCCGTCGGCGTGCCAAGCAATCTGTAGCAAACCAAAACGCTGCTGCGTTTGGTCAGTTGCGTGGTACACGAAACATTGCTGATTTACAGCGTCAATATAAAGAAGGTTTCGCCCCTCAGGTTGCTAGTTATGGTCGTCGTGGACTTGGTGGACCTAATGTTTCATCTGGTATCCGTACGGCTGGTCTAGAAAAATATGCTGCTTCTTTGCAGCGTGATTTGGGTCGGGAAACTGAAAATATGAATGCTGGTTTACAGCAGTCTATGGATTCTGAGGCTGTTGCACAGTCTGATTTGGAAGATTATTTGGCTCAGTTGCGTTTGCAACAACAGGGTTCTGTTTTGCAAACTGCTATAGATATTAAATCTCAGGCTAGTTACTAGGAGGAATTATGGCACGATTAAAATGGAATCCACAAACAGGTAGGTTTGATAGTGCTATTGGCATTGACAGCCCACCTGCTGGCACACCTGTTGGTGGACAGTATGTTGATGAGGTTACTGGTGAAACTAAACAAAAAATGGTTACTGGTGTTGATGTTGTGCTGGCACCTGCCACCACAGGTTCACGAAGTCAAAGTTCACAAAGTCAGACTCCGAGTTCACGCACTCCGAGTTCACGAAGTCAGACTCCGAGTTCACGCACTCCACCTTCACGCACTCCGACTTCACCGAGTACGACAGTAGCACCTAGTACAACGGTAAAGCCACAGGCTGGAACAACACCTAGTACAACCGTAGCACCTGCTGGTGGTAAAGGAAAAATCAACATTAGTGGTAAGGGTATGGGTGGACCTACTGCTGCACAGGTTCAGGCTGGTCAGTTTGTTGGTTCACCTGCTCAAGTTGCAGATACAAACAATGCAATAAACAAGGCTATTGAAGAAGCATTAAAAGGTGGTGATTATAAAGGTGCTATGGAATTGATTGCTGCGTTGTCTGCGTCTGGTTCTGGTGGTGGAGGTTCTTCAGGTCCTAGTGCTGCTGAAACTGCTGCTGCAACAGCAAAGGCTAACGCCGACTCTTACCGTGCTGCTATGGCTGCTGCACAACAACAAGAAGCATCGGGTGAGTCATTACAGAAAGCCTATAATGCACAGGCTGGTACTTTGTTTGACACACAGTCGGCTGCTATAAAGAAATATTATGGCGACCAAGCGACAACTGCTGGTAAAACTATCAAGACTGCTGGTGAAAACTTTTTGGCGCAGTTGCCACAGGCAACGGCGTACGCTAATGCACAGGTGGCTAATTTGCCTCAAGCCCAACAAGGTTTGTCTGGGGCTTTGCGTGCTTATGGTGCGACGACAGGTCGGGCTGATGAACAATCAGCACAATCTACGGCTTATCTTGATGCTTTGGCTAAGATGCAAGCCTCCTCTAATCAGCAGTTGCAGGCTGCTGATACTACCTATATGGATGCGTTGCGTACGGCTGGCACAGGGGCTAATACGGCTGCTCAGCAGGCTTTGACAGGGAACATAGCCCAACTTCAGGCTGGTGATATGTCTAATGTTAACACTGCACAGCAGGCGTTGCTTCAGAAGGGTATTGAGGCTGTTTTGGCTGGTCAAACCGAGGCTGCTAACACTAGGGCTAATGCAACTGCGTCATATGGGGTTCCCAAACCCAAGCCCAAGCCTAAAAAGGGAAAGAAATAGAACAATTCATACAATTATAGAGGTTTATTATGGCTAACGAAAAAGACATTATACAATTCCTGCTGTCTGGTGGCTCATATGAGGACATTAAAGGAAAATACAACAAGGGGCAGATGATTGCTGCCCTTTTGAAAAACCCTGATGCTATTGGGAAACTTCAAAAGCAAGGTCTTGAACAGTCGGCTAAATACGCCACTTATGACCCTACACAGATTTATGATTCTGCTGGTTTGTTGAACGCTACTGAAATTAAGTATAAGCAAATGCCAGCAGAGTATCAACCTTTGGCTACTGACTTTTTTGATGCTGTCCGTGCAGCAGGTAATAACGATACTGAAGTTAATAAGTTTGTAAATGATTTGAACCTAAACAAAGCAAAGAGTGCTGCAAAGTACGGCATTAATGAAGGTGCGTTTGTTAGTTTACTTAATCAATTGCAAAAAGACCGTAAGTCTTTTGCTACGGCTGAAGGTTCCAGAGAGAAAGCGAATATGAGTGCGTTTTATAAACAGCGTGAAAAGTTGGGTATTTCACCCACTACAACAGACAAAGCAAGTATTGCTGATGAGTATTTATCTGCTAATGTGGGTGTTCGTGGTTTGTCTGGTGTTGCAACATCACTTGAGCAAGTTGCCAAGAAAAAGTCTAAAACACTTGTAGAAACCCTCGTGAAATCAGGTAGGTCTGAATCTGAGGCTAAAAGACTACAGGCACAGTTTGAAAAACAGTTTACTCAGGTTGCTAAAAAGAAAAAGTTAAACGCTGCTTCGTTTTCTGCTGTTGATTTAGTTAAGCAAACTTTGGGACAATAATGGTAGTATATCGTTCACCTTTTTCTAACACGACACCTCCTGCTCCTACGCCTAAATCTAGTAACCCTATTGCTGACAGTATTAATCGTGGTAAAGATTTACTAAAAAAGAGTAGTGGTGTTGCAGTTTCTGCTGGTGGTTCCACTAATGAAACTGGTATGAAAACCAGCGTCGCAGAAGAACAACAGAAACTTAACTCTACATATTCTACTGCGTTGGCTAAAGTTGCTAACAGTAAACTTAGTGAAGCAGATAAAAAGCAAGCATATAAATCTTTAGAGGCTACCTATAAACTAGGTATTAAACCTGAAGTTCCTAATAAGAAAACTAATATTTTGGGTGTTGCTGGTAAGGCTGTTGGTGCTGTTTTGTCTGCGCCTATTAAAAATACTTTGATGGTTCTTGAGGCTTCACAAACCGTTTCTCGGTTTGCTCAGTCAGGTATTAAAGAAATTGCTGATATGACCAATATGTATTTTCAGGCAGGAGAAGGAAATAGGCTAGAAGGTGGACAGCGTGCTTCTTGGTCTGACTTTATGAGGCAAGGACACGACAAGGATTTTCGTTTAATGCCTCAGAGTGGTGTTAAATGGTTGGACACTGTTATTGACCTTGGCGTTGATATGGCTTTTGACCCTCTTAGTTATGTTGGTGTCGGCGCAGTTGGACATATCGGCAAGGCTGGTCGTTCAGAGTTGGCTTTAAAGTTTGGCACAGAGGCTATGCGTTCAAAGTACCCTCAACTTATTGGCAAAATGGATGACATTATGCGTTATGGTGCAGCAGCAATTCCGAAGGAAGTGCGTGATGCTGAGAATATTAAGTTTGGTGTTCGTGCTTTTGGTAATGTAATTCCTAAGACGGAAGCGTTGGCTCAGGTTGTTTCAGGTAAGGCTGGTGTTGGTACTTTGCTTCGTGCAGGTACTGGTGACATTATAGAAAAAGTTCCGTTGGCGAAGGCTGCTCGTGTAAAGTTAAGTCCTTCCAGCCGTGCTGGTATGGTGTCCAAAGGTCTTGGTCGCCGTCTTGGTTTAGATGACCAAACCGTCATTGAAGAAGTTGCTCATTATACTTCTGCTCGTGCAGCAAAAGGTTTTAAAAACGCTTTCTATCGTAAAGCAACACACGAAGTAGCACAGATTCTTAGTGAGATTGAAAACTTTGCTGGTAAAAAAGGCAAAGGTGATTTCGGTAAAGAGATTGTTCGTTTAATGGAGGACCCTGTTTTGCGTGCAGCAGCGTCACCTGAAAAGCGTGACTTTGCTGAACGCCTTATTATGTGGCAAAACGGCAAATATGGTAAGGGTGGTGTTGACAGTGTAATTCAAAAGTTTAATTTGGATTATGGTGGCACTATGAAAGAAATTGGTTTTGTGGATGATTATGTTCATCACACTATGACCGAAGAAGCCTTGCGTGAAGTTTATAAAAGCGATAGTAAATTGACTGGTTTTTTTAAAGATGGTGATTTAACTTCTGCTGAACTAGGTCAAAATAGTTCTGCTGCTCGTTTCCGTAAATATAAAAAGGGCGAGAAGTTTATGGATGTTGAACTTCAAAGTGGCACTATTGACGAAATTAACGCTATTTTCCGTAAAGAAGCCAAAGTGGACTTTGACTTCTTTGAAACAGACCTTACATCAGTCGTGGACAGTTACGCTTATAGTATGGCTAACGCTCGTGGGCGTGAAGCGTATGTTCGTCGTCTGATGGATTATGGTTCTGATGTTGTCCGTGTATTAAACACTAAGTCTGTTCCTGATGCTGCTTTGGTTTCTAAGTTGACTGCTACTCACGCTTCGCTTACTGGTTTACGCAGGGACATTGTCACTGCTGTAAACAAGGGTAGTCTGAAGGCTAAGGACAGCGTGGAGAATGTTCTTGGTTGGGCGCAGGGCGTTATGAACACACAACAAGCCCGTATTGGTGTACTTGATAGTGAAGTTGCTGCTGTCCAAGCAAAGATTGCTCGTATTGAAGTGCAACTTGCTGATGCAGCAGCAGAAGCAAGTGCTAAGGGTGCAGAGGCACGAGGTTCGTTTCAAGTAATTCATAAAACATTGTTGGAAGATTTGCAGGACTTGAAGCATTCGGTTGCTAATGGTGAAATGTATCAACAGGCTGCTTATATTAAACTGCGTGAAATTTATGTGCAGATGTTCCCTGACTCTAGGCGTGTACCTAAAAGTGTGGATGTTTTGATTGATAAAATTAGTCGTGAGTCTGGTATGTCACGCCAAAACATTGCTGAAGTGCGTACTTTGACGGAACGCTTGAAAGTGGTGCAACAGCAGATTGCTGATACACCACCTGATGCTGGTCAGATTATGAATGACCTTATTGACACTGAAGCGTATCTTGTGCAACAGATTGATGGTTTCTCAACTTTGGGTGATGTTCGTTTCGCTGCTGATTATAGCGAAGATGGTTTTATTTATGGAACCTATGATGATTTGGTTCCACGACAATTTGACCCTGACCTTGACCCTATGCCAAGGGTTGTCTCAACCCGACCTATGGTTGCTGGTGATGAGAATATGACTATGGATGACATTATGGCTGCCCATAATGCGTTTATGCAAGACGGGCGTAGCGTTGCTGCACACGCAATCCCTAATGATGTAATTCACGATATGCGTAAACCAGAACATTATTATGACTTCTGGGACCCTGAAGGTGGCGTTGGTGAAGCAGTAGGTTATGCACTATCTAGGTCAGGTATAGACACTGAAGGTGTGTTCTTGACGGCGTGGGATGATGTTCTGCGTGACGGTGCTACCGACCCTATGTTTGAACAGGTTTATCCTGCTTTGGATGATTTGATGACTGTTGTTGGTTCTATGCACGCACACCAGTTTGAACTAGGTGTTGTTGATGATGATTTCCTTGTTGAAGCATTTGACACTATTCGTGATACTTTTGTCCACGCAGCAGCAGACCTTAATTTAGAGAACGCCGACCAAGTCGGTGTTCAAATGATGAATGACTTTATGAGGGCTATGGCTGAAGAAGGAATGGAACAATCAGGGAAACCCCTGCTTGTTCCTAGCCGTGTAATTTATGGCTTGGACAACCCAATGGCTGAAGATTCGTATTCGTTGATTCTTCCTGACAGGTTTTCCTATGTGGGTCAGTACGGCAAAGAAAGTGTGGATAACACTTTGGTTGACGGAATGATGAGTCCTGTGTTTCCTGCTAGTGACGAGTTTGTTCAGTCTATTGCTAATTCAGATTATGTTTCTGCTTCTCTTGGGGCTGTTGAAAAAATGGATGAGATTGCTATTGCTGGTCGTCAAATGCAGGATGCTTTGACGGCTCGTGAGGTTGCTGTCGGTGAGGCTAGGTCTGTTGGTGGCAAGATTGGTTCTGTTAAGCGTGAGGCTTCCCGTCGTGTCCGTGAAGCAGAAGTTGCTTATAGGCAGTACGAAAACTTTGGTACTGTAACCATTCCTTATAAGGGTAAAAAGATTGAAGTTACTCGTGAAAAGGCTATTAAGATTCTTAACGAGAAAGAAACGAAGGTTACTGATTTAGTTGCGAACCTTGAGGTTCGTATAGGTAACATTGGTAAGGCTGAGGCTGAAAAGTTAAACCTGAGGAAAGCCGTTCAGGAAGAACGACTTTCTACTTTGTTTAATCAACGCAAAGTTTTGGAACGCTGGACTGATGAGACTGGTGTTGCTATGCAACAGGACATTGATTTGTTGCGTCAGGCTATCGCCACAGACCCCCCTACAGGGGCTGCTGGCACTATGTCTAGGCGTTGGGCTGATGATGTTCGTGACAGGATTAACAACATTCAGGGTCTTGGCAATACTCCTGAGGCTAAAACTTGGGAAAAAGTTGTGAAACAACTTCACGCCGACGAGGCACAACTTGCTTTTTTGGATTCTTATTTGATTCCATATTCTGATGCCGTTCTTTCCAAGGCTATTGACGGTTCTCTCGGTGGAACCCTTGTTGATGATTTTACTGATGGTTGGGTAAAACTTGGTGAATCTTTGGGTGTTGAAGTTCCTAAAGATTTTTATGATATTGCCAGACCACAAATTGATGCGTTAAGGAAGAGGGCGAATAGAGGACCAGTTACTCGTGCTATTTCTCAGTATCACGCTTTGTTTAAACAGCAGGCAACTATGTCTATTGGATTTATGATGCGTAACGCTATTTCTTCAACCTTTATGAATTATGTTGCTGGTGTACCAGCAACAACCATATCTAGGGGTGTTACGGCTATGCAGGCGTTGCGTAAGCACGGACCTGAGAAGTGGCTTGATGAACTTGGTATTGTTGACCCTGTGGTTCGTGATATGTATGAATCAGCACTTCGTGCTGTTGATTCAACAGGTCGTGGTATAACTACTGAGATTGCTATGCAACCTGTGGTTAAAGGTGGTCGTGCTGCCGATGCTTATAATAAGGTAACAAACAACCCTATTACACGGTTCTTTGGTAAGGGTAACGACATTGTGGAACAATCTGCTCGTTTCCCAATGGCGTTGGACACGCTGGAACGAGGATTGTCTTATGATGAGGCTATCTACCGTATTACACGCTACCATTTTGATTATAGCGATTTGTCCAAGGTAGATGAGAAAATGCGTGCTGTAATTCCGTTTTGGATTTGGACTACACGCAACATTCCTTTGCAGATGACTGAACAAATTTATCGCCCTAAGGCTTATGTTCAGTATGAAAACATTCGTCAGCGAAACCCTGTTTCGGCTGACTTGATTATGCCTGCATATTTGCGTGAAGGTGGACCTATGGGGCTTAATAAGGAAGGTTGGATTTTGAACCCAGACCTTCCCCAGACAAGATTAAAGTCATCTGCTGCTCAGTTATACAATCCAAGTCGTTTGGTCGGTATGACATACCCTGAAATTAAACTTCCATTAGAAATATTTGCAAACAAACAGTTGGCTACGGATATTCCGTTTACCGATAAATATGATGAGGCTAAAGGCATAGACAAACTGGCTGCTTTGCTGTTGGAACGAGTGGGCGTGGGAACACGCCGTGACGCTGAAGGAAAAATAGGGTTGGCACCTGCATTGTCATACGGAATTGGTAACGCAATTCCTGTGATTGGCAAAGTGGAACGCTTAACTGGTGGTGTTGCAGGTGGTAAGTCCTCATATGGGGAACGAGCATTGAGTAGCCTTTTAACAGAGATTGGTGTGCCTGCAAGGAAGGTTGGTCCACGCCAACAGCGTGGAGAACTAATTAACCGTAATTTCACTATGGCTGACTTCATTAAAGAATTAACCCGTACGGGCGACATAGCAAAGGAACCATAATATGACCGTAAACACAACAGAACAATACAACTGGCAGAAAGCCACAAAGATTGACCGTGCTAGATTTGGTGGCAAGGCTAGTCCGAATGTAGAAGCCTATAAAGATTACCTACTAAAGCGTTACGGTGGCACTAGCGTGGGGATTGTGAACAAGCGTGAAGTTCGTGGTGGTGGTTCATTGTCCACGCATTATTATGGGGCTGCGCTAGATTGGCGTTACCCTTCACGAGCCGTAGGTGTTAAAGCAATGAAAGACCTAGTGGCTAATTCTGCACAGTATGGTGTGCAGATGATTGTAGATTATGTTGGTGGAACCATTTGGACACCAAAGCGTGGATGGAAAAAGGCTGAACCTAACTCACACGGTATGGGTCAGTCGTGGGCTGCGTGGATACACATTGAGACTACTAAGTCAATGTGGGGAAATAACAAAGCGTTATCTACTCGGAATCCAGTTTAAGTTCATCCATAATCTGTTGAACTATAAAACTGTAGTTCTGCATACACGCACGGATAGCGTCTGCATCACCTAGTAGGGCTTGTATCCATTCGGCTGTCATCTCTTCGGCTGCCAGCCTGCTGATGTGGAACTCTACGATATAACCGACTTTGGAGTTGGAGATTGTTTTGGCGAATGCCATTTCAATCTCTTTCATATCTTCAGGTTTGAAATCTTCTTCATTCACTTTTGGCTACCCCTTCATAAACTTTGAGGGCATTCCAAACTTTACGCCAAGTTTTCAAATCGTTCGGGTCATCTTCAAGTAGGTCTAGTACATACGCTAGTTCGTGCGCTACGGTTTCCCATTTAACTTCCGACAACGGATTACGGCTGGATGGGTGTTTCTGTTTGCTTATGAAATAATCACTTGTTTTTTTCAACTCTTGATTTTTCCACTGCTCGTATTGATTTTTGCACATTTTCTATGTCACTTATTCTTGCGTTGGGAAGTCCGTAGGACTTCGCTTCTTTCACTAATGTTACTAGAAGAATCTGCAATTCTTCCAAGTTTGTCATTTTAATCCTCTTCGTCATCTTCTTCTTCATCTTCCAGTGGTTCACAATCACCGTGGTAATCGTGCCAGTCACACCAGCGACACGGCTCTTCTGAGGCACTGTGGCATCCACAAGAACCGTAAGGGTTCTTGTGTCCACCCTCACACATATTAGTCCAATGAGCCATTACTTATCCCTTAGGTGTTGCATATCGGGATGTTCCATAATTTTCTGTTTTAGCCTTTCCATTGCTATTTTCGTCTTACGCCAAGCGTGCGACTTTGCTTTTATATTTAGATTCTTTGCCAGTTCTTCGTATGTTGTACGGTCATAAAAGATTTCGTACAACACACGCTGGTCCTCTTCGTTTAGCGTGGACAAACACTCGGTAACTATATCAACGGTTTTCCAGTTTGTCTCCGAAACTTCGTTTTCATATGCGAATGGCATCATTAAGATTTCCCATTCGCTTGAGTTTTCGTTTAGTTTTTTGCGTGGGTCATACTTCATCATAATTTGCGTTTGTCATAACATCTAACACATCTTCGGGTAGCAGCAGGAATCCTCGTGAGGGGTTTCCACTGCGTACAGCAAAGTTTTGCATTGTTTTACGGTTGTACTTGTCAGGGTTTAGTTTCAGATATCGTTTCAATCGGGGAACACTTATAATGTGGAAAGCACCTTCGCTGCCGTTTAATGTTAAAACATAAACCCACCACATTGCTTTCGTCACATTTAGTCCTGACTTTTCCCAAATAGCCTTGCCGTCAGCGTCTTTGCGTAGCCTCGGATTATGTTCCATCTCCAAGACCATCTTGCCATTACGGTATCTGTCGGTTTTAACTTCAAAAGCACCAGATTCCATTGCAGAGAGGAACTCGGTAACCAACGCTTCACCCTTGTGACCAAACTTAAGGTCGTCGTGAAAGTTGAACTTTTTCGCTGGAATATCATAATCTGAAAACTTTCCTTTCGGTGGGGGTTTGTCGGTCATTTTTTCCAAGCCTCCACATAATGGACCTGCTTGTC